GATGTTGCAGCTGCAGCTGTAGCTTCTTCTTCTGATTGTTTACTGCCTGACCATAGCTCTACGCCAAGGCCAAACCTCATACATGCACGTTTGAATGCATCAGACTCTGCGTCCTTAAGGTTAGTACCATCATTGAACTTATCATTATTCATTTTAAATGTATCTATGTCACCAAAGCCTTCATATGTTCCCATATGTTCGCCATCGTGTATAGTAATAATACCTTTAGCACCTACAATTCTTTTCTCTCCATTGTGTGTACTATATACTGGTTCGCAGAACCAACTGTATTTAACTCCACTGTCCCTTAAACGTTCAACGTAATGTGCGTGTGGAACATAATCACCAAACTTACCAGCTGGTGCTTTCTTAACTAACTCCTGTGGAAAAGGAGATAGCAAATCAACAGTATTTTTCATACCATTCCTTCCTTCTATATTATGGGATTCCTTGCTTGGTCCCTAGTGGGAAGCAAGGAAGACCCTACTCTTCTTCTTCTAAGCCTATTAATTTCCTTAAGTTATGAATACCACGTTCTATTGGTTCCATTTTAAAGTCACCATTGTCATTCATAAGTATAAAGTGTGGTTTATCTCCTAATCCACTGTACTCTATACTTTGTAAACGCCATATAGACTTGACATCACTGTCATTCATACTATACATTATACCTATATATACTTATTTTACGTAAGCTTTACTAAATATTCTGCTGTAACTCCGTGTTCTGGTTTAGCAAACAACAACCACTGACATGGTCTACCCATGCTAGCTAGTTGTTCTAAAGCGTATGTGTTGTAGCTTTCAGTACTACCATTAACCCATAACCTCACGTCATTAACATACATTGTTGTAGGTGTATGAAAATGTCCAGCAATTGCATAGTCAAAATCAGGCATTAAGCCACGACTAGCTAATGCTTTCCATCCTAATAACTTTTTACCAAAGCCATACCAAGGAAATCCACTGTGTCCTCTGACATTGTCACCGTGCCATACAAAGAATTTACATCCTTCACCTACGTCTGCAATGTCAAACCAATGGTTATCACCTGTACTATCGGGAATAGTCCATGACATTCTTTTTTCATCTCTATATATCATTGACATAATCTTTCCTAGCATTCTATCTGCATTAGAATCTGGATGGTAGTCTTTACGTGCTCTACCACCAAGGCTGCCATGATTACCTATAACCCAATGTACTTCTATTTCATTAAAATTAGCAAGTAATATGTCAAAGAACTTTGTTAATATTCTAGGTCCATCTATTGTCACTTGATTATATAAACTAGCATCAATAAGATGTGTTTGTCCTGGAAATATAAGTTCACCTTCTACTATATCACCAGCAGCTAGCACTACGCATTTGTTTACTGGATGTGCAGAACGTTGTACATTTGTCAACTCAACTATCTTGTTTGCGTATTCAATTACACGTTCTTCTGCTACTAATGTGTTATAATCAGGAGTTACTTTCGCTAATTGTATGTCAGATAACACTGCAACAGCAACTTCTTCGCTCTTAGTTCGCTTACTTAAGATTGGTTTAGGAACTTTAGGTTTGTTCCATGTTCTTAAATTAGTTGATACTGCATCGTATACTGCGTCTATCATGTCAGCTTTTTTATTTTTAGCTTTCTCAAGCTGTTTTAATAAACGTAAGTTATCTGATTTTAGTTCTTGAATTTTAACTGATTCAGCTTCAGCTAAAAGTTTTTCGATATTAATTTTATTCTTCGACATTAGATGCCAAATTACCAAAGTGATTTCTTACTGCTGATTCACTTATTTTAATATTGTAATGTTCTTTCAATAGTCTTGAAACAACATAAGGTTTAATTGGTCTTCCCGCTATTACTCTTTCTTCACAACCATCCCAAAAAGGTTTAGCTTCTTCAGTGATTCTATTAAGTATAGCTGTTCTTTTACCATTCTCTGCTTCATTAAGTAATTCATCTATATTCATGGTATTCATTATACCATTAGTGTTAGGAATTACAATCATTGCCTGTAACTATTTTACTTACCTGTTACTAAGGTCAACGCATATGCCGCTAACATCGTATCGTGTTCAGTATCTTAATAGATTGATATTAATCCCTATTAACTTGTGAGTTATTGTACATTGCGAATAGGTTTGATATTATGTTATCAAACGTAGTCTTTATAAAGACAATGATTGTTTACCTAATTTATATTATTACATAATACCTTTCAATATGTTCACTTCTTTTATGCTCCTCCCGCAACGTGAAACGCTTCATCGCTGAAACTGCCCCAGCTTCTTCGCTTATTCACTTTTTGCGTACGGGCATAAAAAAAGTATGTGTGAGAGTGTTCACTATGGGATATTGTTGACAATTATTTGAAGTATATACCTGTTGCAGACTCTCTCTGCACTCTATTCTCTCACTAAATATAGCTTTTATAAGCGGAAAGGAACACCTACTGTCTTGCGACATTACTATATTCCATACCACTATAGCACTGTATTTAATTTAAGTGCATGTTCCTTAACTTCATCTACATCTTTGAGATTAATAATTCTGTGTTTAGTACATAAATCATAACATTCTTTAAGTAAGTTAAATGCACTAGAGTGTTGTCCTGCACCAAAAACATACATATCAGAAACCCATATACGTCTAGCAGGCATAGTTGCTAGCCACTGCAATGCAGGACCATCAACAACATTACCACCACCTGAGTGTGTGTCTAAATAAGTTTCGTCTACACGCATACCATTTTTAGCAATAACACGTAAATCACCACTGTTACTAAAACCATTGTACATAGCTATGTTTACAGCAGGTAACAGTTTCATTATTTCTAATATGTCTTCACCATTAAATCGCATAGAACCTGATGCATCTATAAGTATGGTTCCACCTTTAACATTTTGTTTTTGTTTAAATATCTTTTTATCAACGCAATATCTATTAATGTATTTAGGATTGTAACCATAATCACTAGCACGATAATCTCTAGAGTTCTTTAATCTACCTTGTAAATTAACAGTCATTGGTGGTGTATGTATTTCCATATCTCCCCAATGTCCTACACCTGTATATGATGATTGATAAGTCATTTTTTCAATCAAGTTTTGACGCATACGTTGTTCTAAACTATCTAAATCTATTAATTCTCCACTTTGAGATTCAGATTTATCTATACATTCTTGACATAACTCATCTTCAGAACATTCTGAACCGGATGCTGTATTATTACCACAATTTTCTTGTTGTTCACCTTGTTCACCTTCATTTGTAGAAGGTTCAGGTTTAAATACTTCATCGGGTTTAGGTTTATCCATTAATTTGTTAAGAACTAAAGATAGTTTTTCTGCCATCTTTTGTACTTTACGATAACTAGGTATTTGATTCCATCTATGACTTTGCATTTGTGACACTTGACTAACAATTAAATTATGTGCAAAATAAATTTCAGCTTTTCTTAAATCATGATATGGACTATCATCATCTGATGCTAAATTTAATGTACTTATATAATTTGCATATTGTTCACTGCCACATACTTTTCTATAGTTATTATCAGTAGGTTCAAAAGAAACTAAATTTATACCATGTATAACTAAATCAGCAATTGAACCATTTTCTATTAATCTTTTTGTATTCATAAACAATTCATCATTACAGAACATATGTTCATCAATACCTAATTTACCTTTAAAAGATAATAGATATTTAACACGAATGTTTTCTATACCTTTAAGAACATCTAATCTAGTACCTCTCATTAACTTACCTACAGTTTTAGGTGACCATTTAGCATGTGCTAATTCAACTCTTCTAATCATTTTACTGTGATTATGTCCACAATTTTCACAATTTCTGTCCATTGGAACATACATTTGTTTATTAAGATTATCAGTACTAGCTTCTTGTCCGTCAGTTAATTCTAATACGCTCCACTTATCCCCAGTTACTATCTGGGGATAAGGATAAGCTTTATCTGAATGCATTACGCTTTACTTAATTCTATTGCGTCAATTAATTCAGTAGCATTTGCACCGAATACTAATTTACCTGCAGTTTGTGCTGTAAAACCTTGTGACTGTAAGTCAAAAAATTCTTTCCATGCACGTACAGATATTCTATCTTCAGCGTCATCTACCATTGTTGTGTCTGTTATAACATCATGCCATTCATCTGGAAATTGTTCCATTGCCATTGGATGAATACTATCGACATGTATTTTTACAGGAAATCTATCCTTTAACGCAAGTGGTAATGATTCTGGTGGACTGTTAGTAGTTGCTACTACTTGAAAACCTTCAGCAGGTCTTACAGTTTCTTTAGTATCATTGTTTAGTGTCAACATTGCTATGTCTTGGTCATCCAATATAGCGTGTAAGAATGTCATTGCGTCTGGTGAAGCGTGGTCTATTTCGTTTATAACCAATCTACCGCCATTACGCCATGCTTGTATAGCAATACCATCATGCCATTGAAATGTACCGGTGCTAGATGGTTTATAAAAACCTTCTAAGTTTGCACTAGCAGTATCTTCTGTCATAGTAATTTGATATACATTAGGGTTACCATTCATATCTAATGGTGTTGTTTGCTTTACAGCACTATATGTTTTACCTGTACCTGGTGGCCCGTATAATAATACACGCCTTGATTTACCTAGTACTTGTTTAATTAAGTCCCAACAGTCTTGTTCAGCCATTGTAGAACTCCTTTCTATTGTCTATTCTTCTTCTGTAGTAGTAACAAATTTACAATAAATGTTAATTTTATTACTATTGTTATCTTTTCTTTGAGATATAACAAACTTACCTTTGCCATTTAAATGTACAATGTTTCGTTGTGTCATATTTTCTATGTTTGCTTTAACGCTACTAATCCATTTATCTGATTCTCCTATCACATACCATATATCTGGATTAGCAAGCAAAACTCTTACTTTTTCTGTGGTTAACAAGCTGGGTTGTCTACCTTTTCTATTTAAATTAGGTTCTGGTGGTTCAGAACGATACATACCATCAGGAATCATCGTCTAATCCTTTTAAGAACTCCTCAGCATCATTACCGGTGTCTTCTGTCATTTGAATTATATTATTTGTTGTCATATTTAATAGAGTATCTTCGTCTTCTACTAAATGTACTTGAATACTTGTAGGTTGCATGTCAAGCCAACCTTTAAATACACCTCTGCTTTCAGCATCTTGTCTAATAAATTCAATATCTTCTTTTGTATAGCTTTCTTGTGATTCATATAATGGATGTCCATTAAAATAATCTGTCATAGTTTCAGCTCTACTAATTTGAACTATCCATATGGCTCGTTCTATAGCTTGTAACGCAGTCTGGGCATGAACATGACATCTCCATACATCAGGTTCCATAAAAGAATCACCTGCTTTGTCATCATGACTGTCAAAACCTGCATAAGCAATAACAACCATATAATCTAATTGGTCTTTTTCATCTTCATGTACATAATTAATCCCCATAAATTATTCCTTTCTTTCTTTGTGGGCATATTGGGCAAAGAAAGAAAGGGAGTTCAACAGGTTGGGCTGCAATGATTACTCCCCTCTTTCTTTGTTACTATCCTTCCACCTAACAACAGCACGCTATTGTATCATTGTTATAGATAGCTTGTAACACACACATTAGCTCATAGAGTGACTGTTTTTTACTTTCTGCAGAAAGCGTATGTGCTACAAGCTACCTACATTTTGGTCTAACCGGCTAGAAAAGGGAATCTAGCAATGTAAGTAGCGTTCTTGCGTTTCAATTACATGCGTAATTAAACTTTATTTTTTATTAAATCCCATGTTTTTTACATCCATTTTCATTTGTTCAAAATCTTGAACATATTGTCTGTAAAGTTCATCAGCATTAACAATAGGATATTGACTAACACCATCTCCTTGGTCTGTTTCTATTAACCAAGTGTTCATGATATTAATGTTATATTTTTCTGCAATGTCATTTAATAACATCCATGGTTCTCCCCATGCACTATCAAATACAAGTGTTACTTCTCTAATACCTTCTGTTGTTATATCAGAAGTTATTACAGTTTGACAATCTCCCCATTTGGTTCCCCAATTTCTGTATTGCCAATCAACTGGGTCACAAGTACCATGTTTTTCTGTTATTTCTAATGCATTAAGTTCAAGTAATGGTGTAACTTCTCCATCTATTTCAAACCATTGTGAATATTTAATTTCATCTATAGTTCTTGAACCAGTATGCATGTTTTTAAATACATCTGGTATTGGATTAACCTGTGTCATGTCTATAAAGTAAGTATCATCAGCTCTATCATCTGTTATTTTTATGTCATTCATAAATTGATTTACTTTGTCAGCATCACCTGTAATTTCACATTTGTTAGATGTCCAATTAGGCATTGTCATCCTCCTCTAATTCTGCGAACATTTCATTAAGCTCTATTAATCTAGCTTTTACATTATCAGGTACAGATAGTTCCTCATCTATTTCATTTATATATTCAGTAAAATTGTTACGCACTTTTTTATCCGCAAGTGTATTCATGATTACTTTATTTTGAAATGTAGGACTTTTATCGCCTAAATGTTCTATTATTGTTAATTGAATTGTAGCCATTAAAGATATTCTATCTCCAATTGCTTCCATTGCTTTTACCATACTTTCATGTAAGTCCATATGGTTTGTATCTTTACTCATATTTATCCTCCTTTTGTGGTGTTGTCCACATATCAAATGAGTACTCAACTTCATTGTCAATTTCCATTAACATTGAAGTTACATATTTATCAGCTTCGTCCAACGTTACGTCTGGACTAAAATAAAAACTAACTGCTAATTCATTCAGCTTTTGTTTTGGGTCAGTTGATTCATATTTGTATATATCCATTATTCCTTTCTTAATGTTTGAATGCGTAGTCTGTATTAACTCCACAATCAACGCATTCTTCTTCTACTAATACTGTTTCTTTTTCAGAGTTTGTAATCAACTTTGCACAATCAAAACAAAAAACATGTTTTGTTATTTCTAAGGTATCAATATTACAACTTCTGCAATAATCACATATTTGTACTTCAAGCATTATTCTTCCTCTGATACAGCATTGCTTAAGAAAAATGTTACTTTATTACCTTGTGTTCTGCGTGTTACAAAATAATTAGTTAAGTTATTTCTTTTGAAATAAGCTTTGTAATAACTTTGTGCAGAAGTAGTTTGATTTTTTAACTTTTGTAAATCCGTGTTAGACAATTCAAAGAATTTAATAAATTTATTAGGATTATCTTTTGCTAATGCTAAAGCTACATCAAATTCAGGTACATGATATGGACTAACATAATTTTGCCATCTTCTTCTACCACCTAACTGAGTATTATATTCTTCTTTAAATTGATTTTCATCTAGAATACGAATTTTACCAACTTCATTTTCCATTTATTCCTCCTCGCTACTATTTAATTTTCTTAACTCTTTATCAACTTGATATTCAACAGCTTCACTTAACATACGACACCAATTCTTGACATTTTCATCAAGACCTTCATAGTTTGTATGATTAGCTGCGTTATTTAAATCTTTAACAGTCCATTCAATAACAGTTCTTAAGCTACTGCATGTTAATTGTTCTAATTTATCGCTAATACTCATATTACATAGTCCTTTCTTTTAAAAAAATAATGCCTGCACCTTGCAGGGCATATTTAGGCAAGGTGCGGGCACGGTATTAGAATGGATAGTCTTCCATTTCTTTGGTATCTATATTTAAATAATTTAAATCATTAAGATACCTAGTGTTAGCTTCTTGTTCTCTAGTGTTTATAATTGCTTGTCCAACAACACGCTTGATGTTTTCCATTTCATTTTTATTTAGAATTTCCTCAAGCGTAGTTAATGCACTTGCAACTTTGTCTACATTTAACATAGTTTCCTTTCCATCGTGGTAGGTGGCGTTCTTAATATGCTCTTACTTTATATCGCTTTGAAACCTACCATAATTAAAAGTAAATGAATAAACTATCTTCGTTATTAATAATAACTAAGTCTTTCGTCCCATCTACCTGGGAATATTCACTTACTTTTAATAGTATATATTATATACCATAGAGTGTACATAATTTATATACACTCTAGCTATACAATTAGAATAAACTTTTTTGTTTAGCAATATTATTAACTTCTCTAGATGACACTTTGAATACATTCCAACCATTGTGTCTAACAACATCAATACACATATCGCTATGTATATTTAATGGATAGTCGTATGGTTTTCCTGGGGCTGGTTCCCAATGTGCATCTTTTTTAAAGACTATTGGTAGAAAACATACACGACATGTTTTTTTGCTTTTGAATTTATCGTTCATAATTTCCTTTCCTTAGTAGAAATATAAAAAAAAACAAAGGGGGACTTTCATCCCCCAATGTTCCTTTGAACTAACTTGGTTCACTACCTGCCATTACATCAACTTTTGGTGCTGATGTAACTTCTGCAGTGTTACCTGCTTTGTACGCTTTTACTGTTGGACTTTGGTTATGCAACTCAAACAATGTTGATATAGCATTTCCAATAGTATCAGTAAGTGCTTTAACTTCAGGATTCTCATTGTCCAAAGATAGAAAAGTAGTAACTACCTTTTTAGCTTTAGTTGAGTACCAATTAACAGCAGTACAGTCGGAATATGTGCTTAATGTTTTACCGGAAACACCACATATAGTATCACCGAATTTTAGTAATTTAGCCATAATTAACTCCTCTCAGTTATATTTGACTTTATAGCATATAGACTTTCTATATACTCAGGACTTTCTTTCGAATGTCATATTCGGGAGAAAGAAAGTCTTGATTATATACAAAGGTAATATAATGTATGGATAACATTACACTACAAGGGAACATTAAAACACTATATATGGTATTAAATTTATAGTATCTAGTTCAGTATCTTTCTGAATTTCATATTCAGGAAGAAAGATACTGTACTAATACTATATATAGTGTACTGTTCTCCAAGTTTCATCTATTATCTAAACCTATGACTACCATATGTCAACCTAGCCTTTTATATTTATATATGTATGTCTAGAAATATATGTTGGTAATCTTTAAAGAGTCAGTATGGAATTGCCTTTTTGAGCACTAGCGGGCATAGTCTTTATTGAAGCTGACTAAACCTTTTTATGTGTCCTTGGGTACTTCTTTTGCGTTTCTACGTTACTGTCTTGCCAGTCAGAAGCTTTCTGCATCCCGATTGCACCTTCACCTGTAACAAATTACTTGTGTTTAGTGTTTGTAATTAACTTGACTATAGCATATAATTCTCACTATACAAACATCTAACGAAAGATAGTGAATATGGTAGATACTACCAATAATGTAATCTGTATTGCAGAGGGCTGTAGAAAGAAACTCAAAGGCAAACAACGTAAGTTTTGTTCTCCTACATGCCAAAAAAGACAATTTGCTAGAGATAATATATATAACAAGCAGGATGACGTAAAACCTATTAATATAGAACGTAAGTCTGACGAGGGCGACTACGCCTCAGTTAGAAGAGGACAGTATTACCGAGCTTTCGTAAGCGAAGGTATAGCTGAAACAGTTGCAACGGGCGACATGACGGTAGCTAAAGCAGCTTCCCTCCTTGGTTGCACTTCTGCTACTGTCAGTCGCATGCTTGCTGCCTTCAAGATTGATACTAAAAACGAAATAGCTGCAGAAGATTGGGAACTATCTAAAGAAGCGAAAGCTGCACTAGAAAATTTTTCTGACTTCCGACAACGCTATTTTAGAACAGAGCTAGGAAAGAAATACGAAACCGCTCCTTTTCACACTAACTGGATTAATAACATTATTGATAGTATAAAAAACGGTAAGGAACTATTAATACTGTCACCCCCACGACATGGAAAGACTGAATTATTAATACACTTTGCTGTATATCAAATATGCAAAAACCCCAACGTACGTATTATGTGGGTAGGTGGGAACGAAGACATTGCTAAGAACGCATTATCTGCTGTACTTGATGTATTAGATACTAATGAAGAGTTAAGAGAAGATTTTTGTATGCCTGGTACAAATTTTAAACCAGATAATAGGTCAGGTAAAAACTGGTCACAGAATCAATTTACTGTAGGGACAAGAACAGTAGCAGGTATTAAATCACCTACAATGGTTGCTGTAGGTAAAGGTGGAAAAATTTTATCACGTGACTGTGATATTATTATTGCTGATGACATTGAGGACCATCAAACTACAATGCAACCTGGTGCAAGAGAAAGCACAAGACAATGGTGGACTACAACATTATCAAGTCGTAAAGAGGAACATACTGCTGTAGTTGTTATTGGTTCAAGACAGCACCCTGATGATTTATATAATCACTTACTTGAATCAGATAACTTTACAAGTATAGTTGAAACAGCACATGCTATAGATTGTGATAAACCAGAACATTTAGAAGACGAACATATTAGTTGTATGTTATGGCCAAATAAAAGAACATTCAAATGGTTAATGTCTAGGTTACACTCTGCTGAATCAACAGGTGGTAGACAAACATTTGAAATGGTTTACTACAACCAAGCATATGTAGAAGGTACACAAATCTTTACTATGAATATGATTGACCAATGTTTTAGACCAGATTTAGTTTTAGGTCAAGTATATAAAAACTTACATCTTGTAGCTGGGTTAGACCCTGCATCAAGTGGTTATCAAGCAAGTGTATTGTGGGGTATAGATTTATACAGAGGTGAGTTGTATTTAGTTGATTTAGAAAATAGACGTGGTGGTGGTATTAGAGCTGCGTTAGACCAAATGTCTGATTGGTTACATAGATTTGATTGTAGACATTGGATAGTAGAAGAGAATGGTTTTCAAACTGCTATTAGACAAGATTCACAAATAAAAGAATTTACATTACGTACAGGTATACAAGTACAAGGACATATGACAGGTAAAAATAAACATGACCCTTTGTATGGTGTTGGAGCCATGGCTGATTTGTTTGAAAATAAGAAAATACATCTACCTACAGGTGATGGAGAATCTAATGCAAAGATACAGCAATACAGGCAACAACTGTTATACTTTGATGGGAAACCCGTTTCTAAACGAAACAAGGAAAAAACTGATATAGTTATGGCAAGTTGGTTTCCAATGAAAGTATATAGGCGTATGCAAAAAGAGCATTCGGCTGATATTGGTTTAGATTATAAACCTAGTTATGGAGATTACAAAATGACGGAGGCAAACGAAGCACCATGGGGATAGAGAACATTGGAGCAAAAACCTATCAAGAAATTATTAAAAATGCTGCTGAATTAACTTCGGGTAAATTAGTACAAGAAAGACAAATTCAAAAAGCTAGAATTAAATCTATTCTTAATGGTGGTGCAGATGGTATCAAAGCTTTATTAGGCGATACAATGGAAACATCTGATGCTGATTTATTACCAGCTCCTAATATGCTTCAGTCTGGTATTGACCGACTAGCACAAAAAATTTCAGGAATACCTCAAGTTAGAGTAGATGTACCTAATGATAATGACTCTATGCGTAGTAAAGCAAGAGCAGATAAGCTAGAACGTATTGTTACTAGCTATGACGAAAAACAAAATTTACTTAACCAATTACAACAAGCTGCTAGGTGGTTACCTGGTTATGGTTTCTGTGCTTGGGTAATTACTAGCAAGTTAGATAAAAATGGTCATTTGTATCCTAGTGCTGAACTAAGAGACCCTTATGATACATTCCCAGGAAACTTTGGTCCTGACCAACAACCAAGAGAAATGGCTGTAGTTAGACGTGTACCTAGATATAAACTTGCACAGATATATCCTGAATTTGCAAAAGAAATATTAAAACAAGACGAAGATGCTGAAGATGCACAAACTGATAATGCTTCACCTTTCTTATCATATGAAAACAATAGAGAACAAGCGTGGGAAGATAATACATACTCTGGTGTAAGGATTGTTGAATACTATGACCAAGGTGGTACTTATGTAGTGTTCCCAGAACGAAATATGATTTTAGATTTTATACCAAACGTATTATCTACACCTCCATTTGTATTTATGAAGAAAGTTTCTTTTGACCAACTTAAAGGTCAATATGACCACGTAATAGGACTAATGGCAATGATGGCAAAAATTAACATAATGTCTGCAATTGCGATGGAAGATTCTGTGTTTACAGAAACAAACATATCAGGAGAGATAGAATCCGGACAATACAGAAAAGGTAGATTTGCGGTAAACTATCTCGCTCCTGGTACACAAGTTTCTAAACCAATGAACAATATGCCGTATCAATTGTTCCAACAAATCGATAGATTGGAAAGACAATTACGTATGGTAGGTGGTTATCCAGTTACTGATGACTCACAGTCACCTAACTCTTTTGTTACTGGTGCTGGGTTATCAGAATTAAATAGCACAATGTCATTAATGATATCTGAATACAGGGATGTTATTAAACATGCAATAGTTCAAATGGATGAAAAACGTCTAGAAATGGATGTTGTATTATCTTACACTACTGGAGTAATTAAAAAACCTATGGCAGGTTTTATTAACGGTGCTGCTTTTAGTGAAAACTACCATGCATTACAAGATATAGGTGGAGACTTTAGAACTAGACGTATCTATGGTGTTATGGCTGGATTTGATGAACCACAAAAAATTGTGACTGGTTTGCAATTGTTACAAGCAGGTGTTATAGATGTAGAAACATTACAAGATAACATTGATGGTTTAGAAAATATAGCTAAAGTACAAGAACGTATACGTAAAAACAAAGCTGAACAAGTATTGTTTGATAGTATTTTAGCTAGGTCTGCACAAGGTGACCCTGCAGCTACAATGGCTGCTATAGCTATTTATGAGTATCCTTCTGCTATTACAGATATTATGAAGCAGTTTTATACTCCTCAAGAACCGCAGATGTCACCTGAAGAAGAAATGATGATTCAGCAACAAATGCAACAACAACAACTAATGGGTGGAGGACAAAATGTACCAGGAATGGCTCAAGCGTTCGGGATATAGAAATATGCAAGATTATTTTGATATTGAATTTTGGGATTTAGTACATCAAGAATATGGTGAAATAAAAGAAATGGAATTAACAGACAAAGATGTTATGGATATTGTACAACCAATACCAGGAATATTTATTGTAGTTACAAGAGATTTTTATAATGAGTAAAAATAGACCAGGAAGAGGTGGATATAGACAACCTGCTAATCCTGCACCTGTAGCTACACCAAATAGAAACAGAACGGACGGAGGACCAGGAAATAAGAAACAACCTCTTAGAAGGCTTCCTAATGCCGCTTACGGTGAAAATAAAGCATTTATGGAAGCACAGCAATCAGTAGGAGGTTTACCTGCTGTAAAACCTATTCCTGTAAATAGTAATACTAATTCAATACAAAATACATTATTCGGTCCTACAGAAAGACCAATGCAATCAGATACAGCTGGTGGAATTTTAGATTTTAATAGTGATGGACTTGTAGATGAAATGGTTCAAGATGATGTAGATGTTTTATTAGATGAAATGTCTTTAAGAAATCCTAATAACTTAATATTACAACAATTAAAGAGTACTAGAGAAACTCAGAAATATTATCCAAGATAATGTTTGAAGCATTTGCTGCCAAAGATGTAGCTGTTCAAGGCGTTAGAGAACGTCAAAGACAACAACAAGCTATACATTTTTTAGACATTAATCCACAATTTGAAACTAGGTTTACTGCAATATCAGAAAGATATGCAATTCTTCCTCCTGAAGTAATAATTCCTATGGCTCAACAAACTAATATACCTATAGATTCTAAAGCATTTCAAGATATGGCTGAGAGATATCAAAATACAATGATGGCTGTTCAAGCAAATAATTATATTAATGTACAAGAAAATAGACGTCTTTATGGACATGGTCCAGATATTGATTGGGGACAAAATTATTTTAATACTGTAGGTGGTAAAGAAAATGACCCAGAGCAAATGTGGAAAGAAAGAAGGAGAGATGTTAGAACTATTCTTACTCCTATTAGAACTGCTTCGTTATGGACAATGGCTTTGTTTGAAGGTTTAGGTGACACATTAGTTAAATACTCTCCACATTTTATTGGTAAATATGAAAACGACACAATTAAATATAATAAAGAAACAAATAAGTTTGAACTTCTAAACGAAGGAAATACTCAAGATTTAAACTGGATGCAAAAAGGATTACTTGCGGTACCAGGTGGACAGTTTTTATTGCCTGATAATAAACCACAATTTGCTGGACGTGTATTTGCATATGCTCAACAAATGAATGCATTAGATAGATTTATTGAAGAAGGTAAAACTTTAGATTATGCAAAAGAATTTGTTCCTATTGATTTTGAAGGTAGCTATATAGTTAATCAATCTGATTTTGGACAAAAAGAAAATTGGCTAGAAGAAACAAAAGGTTGGATTAAAGCTTGGCAAGAAGGTGCAGAAAGAGGTGGTTCACCTTATGTATTAGAAATGATAAATCAAGTTAGAAGAGGAAAACCTGTAAACATAAATACTAAAAATTATATTTCTGTAGTGTCAGTAAAAGCTGAAGATGACCCTTTGTTTCATGATTTAGTTACATCTGGTGAAATGACTAAAGCTGAATATGTTGAATGGTTTTATAATAAAAAAGGTAAACAAATAATTAAACCTAATTTAAATGGAGATATTAATTACCAATCAATACAAAAACCAAATGAAATAGAATTGTTTGCAGGTAGAAGATTTATACAAACACCTGAACTTGCAGAGGAATATACAAAAAATAGAGTATGGAATATTAATGAACAAATGGGTACTAAAGTGCCATATTCACATGGAAGATATTCTGCAGGTCTTAAGTTTGAAGTAGGTTCACAAGCTTACAAAAATACTTCAGGAATGATTGACGGTACTTTAAGACTTATGACTGAAGTTGGATTCTTTAAAACAATTAAAGGTATACAAAAACTACAAAAACTTAGTAAATCTCCTAATAGACTTGCACAATATGCAGATAATGAATTATGGAGTCCAATTAAAAAGAAACAAATGATTAACGATTGGATTAAAACTAATAAACAAAATCCTATAACAGGACAAAAATTAAAAAACGCAGATGAATTTATAGAAACTTTTGATGATTATGGTAGCACTAAACTTTTAAAACCTTTAGCTAAAAGTTTAAAAGACGCACGTAAACAAACTGGTAGATTAAAAAAAGAGTGGGGATTAATAGGTGGATGGGTACCTAGAGCATTTTCAAAAACAGCAGATGATATTACAACTATGTTAGATGATGCTGGGCAGATAGATGCTCTTGTTAAAAATAAATCTTTAATCGAATTAAATCAAAACCCTTGGACTAGAGATTTTCCAGAACAAATACAAGTAATGATGGCCAATATTGACAATAAAGAATCTATGTTAAAAGTGTTTAAAAGAATGTATGGTGATGGAGTTCAAATGCCTGGAATGGATATGGCATTTCAATTAGATAGTTTGCCTAAAGGAAGACGTTGGTTAAGTGCTAATTTAAGAAATAAAACTGCTCAAGCTACTTTAGGCTCAATAGCAGGAAGAGGTATTAATAAAACAATTCGTGCAATAGATGAAACATATAGAGCAGGTAAAAGATTTTCTGCAGATATGATTAATAACGTTAGATTAAAACCTAAAACTGATATGGAATATGTATCTAAAGCAGATTTTGAATTGTTTGAAGCAACAGGAGAATTAAGTACTCAAAGAGGACTTGGATTTTATTCTGAGTTAACTGCAGGTATGAGTCCAAGATTTAAAAAAGCTTTTTCTATACAACCACAAAGTACATTGTCATATAGTAATAGAAAAGATGCTTATAGAACTTTAGTAAATCATTTATTAAACACTGGTTACAGTACCAAAATGGCTGACCATATGTTAACTAAATTTACAGAAATGAAACATACTGTTACTAACATTGATGAATTTGCACATGAATTATTTGATACAGATATTCTTATGGTAGCTCAAAGAAAAGGATTGGGTAAAGCTAAATGGTTAAGAGATTATATTAGAAAAGAAAGAAATTCAAGTTTACAAATGACTAATTACTTAACAAGTCCTGAAGGTAATATGATGCATGACCAATGGACACCACGTTTTGTAGATGAACTTACTGGTGATACTACTTTTATTCCATCAGTTACAAAAATATCAGAGACTGCTCAACAAGGAGCTCCTTTAACAAACAATAGAGCTTTAAACAGAGTATTGTCTGATATGTTTGATGTTATCCCAGACTTAGAAGATGCAGCATTTTGGGATAAAACAGCAGCATTTGCTAAAAGTTTAGCTAAAAATAAAGGATTAAAAATACCTACTGCTAATCCTAAAGGTGGAACAATAGATACAGTAGCAAATTTTTATATGAATGATTTGTTAAAACCTTGGTTAATAGCTAAACCAGCACTTACATTACGTGTTATCTTAGAAGAACAGTTATTCTTTTCAGTATTTCCTCAATTGTTTGGAATGTTTGATAGACCAGATAAATATTTTGCTTGGTTGTTTTCTTATGGTTATGTTCCTAAAGGTGCTAAATACAATCCAATATCATTGTTAGCTAAAAAACTTATTGACTCTGGTGAAGATATAAATGAAGTAACACAGTCACAGTATTTTCATGAAGCTATAAATGCACAACTTGCATACTCTGGTTTTAAACAAGCATCTATTAATAAAAAAATGATTGATTATAAAACAGTAACTGCAGATAATCCTTGGGCTGTAGATGGATATTTATTTCAATTTTTAAAATTACATAATGACCCTATTTCAAGAGCATTAGCAAAAATGGAAAATGGTAATCCTGATGACATAATTAAATGGTCAAAAACTGCTGAAGCTATTAAATTACGTGAAAGATTAATAAACCTTACAGGACCTAAATATGTATCAAATAAAGACAATAGTATTCGTCTTCAAGAAAATTGGTTACGTTATTTGTTTGCTCGTGAAAATGAAATACGTATGCGTACTGGAATGAAAATGACAGAAGGTATACATTATTCAAGAATAGAAGCAGGTGTTAATGGTGCAGAATATTCACATGACGTATCTCATACTTTTACGGGTTCAAAAGAATTAAGAGAAGGTATAGCTTATGGTAAATATAAAGATGCTAATGGAAAAGATATTAAATTAGCTGCTAAATGGGATTCAGATAATCCGTATGAAAAATATACTGTTAAAAACCAAAAAGAATTAAAAGAATCTATTTTAACTTATGTAAATAAAAAAGATGATGCTAATGAGTTCGTTTATAATTTTGGAGATGTAGTAGTTCCATCAGCACCTGCTCAAGAAAAAATACAAAAATTAGTTGATACAATGAGTGATGTTCATGGTAATTGGTTTGAGTTTTTATTACAGTCACCAACTGGAAGATTAAACCGTAGTCCTATTTTCAAACAATATAGATGGATAAAAATAGGAGCACACTTTGATAAATTTACACCTAAGTTACAAAAGAAATTTTTAGATGAAGCAATTAAAGCAAAAGTACCTAGTTATATTATAGATGAATTAAATGGAACAATAGGTCTAGGTAAATCTGGAAGTATAAATAATTATGAAAGTTGGAGTAATCTAGCTAACTCTTATGCTGTACAACAAATGAAAGCTGTTTTGTATGATACAAAAAATAAACACAGAATATCAGAAGTTACTAGAAATATAATTCCTTTCCCAGAAGTATTTATTGAAATGGGTAAAAGGTGGTCTAAAGCTGTTGCAGCTAATCCATATACTATTAGAGGAGCAGACGCTGCACAAAATGCTTTGCAATCATGGGGTGGTAATAATACTTATTACGGTCAAGGTAGATGGCAAGAAGACCCATTAACAGGTGAAACTGTATTTGTTTATCCTGCTCAACCAATGCATATGGATATGGCTTTTGGAACAGACGGTAGAATGAGACAAAATTTAGTAGGTTTTGCTGGTGGTGTAAACATGGTAAGTACACAGGGATTTCCATCTGGTAGTCCTTTAGTTCAATATGCACAAAATATGTTATTTGACAGTAAGTTTGGACAAATGGTTGGTTTTGACCAAGAGTTTCAAGATGAATTTTTTGGAGCTTTCCCTCCACCAGATTCAATGGCTGAAGCATTAAATACTATAGGAAATATACCTTGGCTTAAATGGGCAAGAGTTGCAGGTACTCCTTTAGATATAGCACAAATATTTGTTGAAAAATTTAGTGATACGTATGTTGATTCAGATAACAATTTTATAGAATGGGATATGAGTAACAAGATGAACTCATTAAGAGCTGAAACTACTATTAAATTTTGGGAAGATGCAAAAATATCTAATAGTGATATTATCTATTTAGAAAACGGTAAATTAGATAAGTACATAAAAAAACTTCTACCTAATTGGGATGGCGTAAGAAAAGTAGCATCTCAAAAAGAAATGCTTGAATGGCATCAAAAAAATGGAAATATGCCTTATAAGTATGAAGAAGGTGAATTATCTAACGAAGTATTAGATAGAGCTTTAATGATGTATTCTGCACACGAAGCTAGATGGTTTAGTTTAGTAAGAAGTTTATTTCAATTTACAGGAACACCAGTACCAACAGGACCTGTAATAAGAAGTGCTGTACAAGATAAATCTGGTAAATGGTGGGCTACTGCAGTATTAGCACAACATTACGATGATTTAGTTCAAGAACATTATGGAGACCATAGAGCTGCAGCTGAAGAATTTGCAAACACAATTGGTTTAGACCATGGATATATTCTTACAAGTAGTAAAAATAAAGCACCATTTGCTATAGTTTTTGACCAAGAATTAAAAGTTTGGAAAGATAAACATATAGATGAAATAAATCAATTACCTATAACATATCATTATTTAAATACAGAAAATCCTGAAAATGAAAGAACATATTCTGATATGATAGCTCAAGCTACTGTTAATCCAGAAGTTTTTTTAAGAGCTGCTAACGATACTGTAGCTTGGTTTAAATATGACAAGTTTAAAACACAAACACAACAATTAGTAAAGAATAGACAAATGAGTCCCGCAGAAGCTGAGTATCACATTAAAGCTTTTAGACTTGCTTTAATTGAAACACATCCTGGATTTCAAGCTTCTTATGGTCAGACTGAACAAGCTAGTGTTAAAGAACGATTTAAAGAAATGCGTGATAAATGGACTACTTTAGATTTTGCTAAAGAATATGAATCAGGTCAAGGTTTTAATGAATTTATGGAATATTGGGAAGAAGCTGAAGAATTATAAAGAAATCAAAGTGGTACTGGTTAATCTACTTGGTGGTTAACATCTAACAAAGAAGAAGCTTATATTATAAGAAAAATGATTTCAGAACAAGCTTATTATGTTATATCAAAATACCCTGACTTTATGCCTATTTATCAGAATGTAATTATTAGAATGTTTTCTAGTGACAGAAATATTTTAGAGTATAATAAATATTTAGGACAAAGAAGAGAAATGGGGTACTAAATGCCGTTAAGTCCAGAAGATATAGAATTAATAAATGAGTCATTATCGGCTTCTTTAACTGAGCAATTTGCTAATCCAGGAAATTATTCTTTGACTACAAGTAATGTAGACATTCTAAAAGAACAAATGTCTTCTTTGAGTGAAGGTTCTGTTCAAGCATTTTTAACTTTGTATAACAGTTTTGTTAAGGCAAACATGGATAATAATGATGAAAGTTTTAATTATGATGGTTATGGTGGTGTTTCTAATCCAGATACAAGAACTTATACTAAAAAAGATAGTGCTGGTAATCCAATAATAACTAATGGTGAACCTGAAATAGCTACTGTAGATATGACAAAGATATTTCCATCTGAAAATTTTGCTACATCTTTTTACGATACTTTAAATAGAGAACAAATACAAAGAATACAAGACATGGCTGTGAGTTATGGATTAATTGATTATGAACAACTTGGTGGAGAAGTTAACGGTGTAAAAGGTCCTATTACTCAAGGATTAATAGATGGTATTCTTCAATACGTTATGCAAGAATATGAAGATTTTGAAGAAGGTAGTATTGCTAGAACAAAAGCAATAGATAATTTAAAATCTTGGAAATCTGGAGGTAGAGGTCAAGTTAATAGTATTTTTGGTGGAGCTACTGATAAATTAAGTGACAATCAAATTTTAAGTAGAGAAATGTTTCAATTAGCTTTTATGGAATTAGGACAGTTAAATCAATTAGGTAAAAGAAATTTTGATGTTGAACGTGCTATAGAAATTAAAAATGAAAATAAACAACCTGTTCCTTCAGATTTTATAGGAGATATAGAAGATTTATATTATTCTTTATATGGTGAACAAATGAGTGATACATATAAAGATAACATTATTAAAGATATAGCTGAAGACTGGTCACCATGGGTATCAGCTTTAGTAGCACAAGATAAATATTTAAGAGCTGATGAAGTTTACAATACACATAAATCAGTACCTACTGTAGACCCAGTTACTGAAAAACCATCAACTAAATATGTTGAACTTGAAGTACCTGAAATAAAAGAAGCATTTAATGCAGTTAATCCTATAGATGCTGCTACAGATAAAATAAAAGATGATTTTAATCAAGAACAAGAATGGTTACAAAATCAAAAAACAATACGTGACGTTCAAAAAACATATACTCAATACATGATGGGTAGAGGTTAATGCTACAGGATGTTAATAATACTTTAATAAGTAAATTTACAGAAAGACCAGATGGGGAATTATATGACCCTGATGAGCTTTTAAAACGTGAAGCTAGAAAAAAACGTGTACAAGCTAAATTAGCCGAAAAAAAACAGATGCCTTTAAATGAACCTAAGATAGCTAATGCGTATAGTGGTGATGCTAAATTTAGTCATTTAAGTAATTTTGCACCTAGAGATTTTGTATTTGAAGATAAACCTTATAGAAATGTAGAACATGCATATCAAACTAACAAGTCAGGTACATTTGATGAAAATGTATACAACAAATATGTAAGAGTTTCAGATGTTCAATATAAAATAGCTGGTCAAAAAGTAGATAAAGAAATTAGCATTGAGTTAATGGAACAGATAGTAACTTCTATGTACAAACAAAATCCAGAAGCATATCAAAAATTACTAGACACTGAAAATATGACAATAGAACATAACATACCTAATAGACAAGCAGATATATGGACTAAAGAAATGCCACGTATATTAACTGCGTTAAGAGATAATGGATTAGATGCTTTTGTAAAAGTAACTGATGAGGTTGAAAATGTAATTAAAGTGGATAAATTTTGGGATAGAGCAGAAGTTGCAGCTGATACTGAATATACCTATTTATTTGGTGATAATACAAATGATAGACTTAATACACAACATACACCTACTAAAACACAAGCAGTAATTAGAGGATTACCTAATGCTATTGGTATAGATACTAGATATTCTAGAACACAAGATTTTGCAGATACTGATGATAACTTTGCTAGATTTCAACAACATGTAGATGAACAGATACAAAAAGCTTTAGATATAGGAAAACCTATTAAAGTTTCTGCAGGTGGTTTTGCTACTGGTGCAGGTGTAGGATTACCACAAAGATTTAAAGATTATTTAAATAATGCTATAAACATGATTGGTAGTGTACCTTCAAAACCTACTGAGTTAAAGCTAACTAAAATAATATCTGGTATGCAAAAAAATGTAGACCAATATGGTATTGAAGCTGCAAAGGTATTAGGTTTAGATTATGGTGGTACAGTTAATAAAGGTTTTAAAGTAGTTCCTGAAGGAAGTAATAGTCCTAATTTTCAAGAGTTTGTAGACAGTGGTAAATGGGAACAAATAGAATCTCAATACTATCCTGATAGAACTAAAGCTAATGCACAAAATGCTGATGGTACAGTATGGTTTGGAGAAGGAAATAGTACAGGCTATGGTGCAACTAAAAAAGCATCTGGAGATAAACCTTGGATAGAAAATCCAGAAACTCCTGAACAGTTAAGAAATTGGATGATAGAAAATAATATAGAAACTTTGAATGTTGCTGGTAATAGGTCTTATGGTACAGAAGAGTTAGGTAAAGAAGCACAACAATTAATAATAGATTCAGTTCAAGGTAATAGTGCTAGTGGAACAAAAGCTGTAGAAAATTCTGTAGTTAAAATATTTTATCCTTATTCAGATAAAAATTCAATAACTAATCATGCAAATTCCTATAAAAAAATTATGGAAGAAAAATATCCTAATTTAACTGTAGAAATAGTAAATAATAAATCACAAGCAGATATGGTATTTGGTCGTGGACAAGGTATGGGTAACCCTTTTTCACATGAATCAAAACATAAAGAAGTTATTGTTAAAACAAGATTCTTTGATGAAACAATGCTTATGTACGAAGCTTGGTTAAAAGGTGAACCAATGCCACCAGATACAGTTCCTATTAATCCTGAACAACAAGAAAAATTAGATAGATTAAGAAACGAATGGTTGAGTAAAACACAAAAATATATTCCTGGTAGTTCAGTAGGTGCTATGGCAGCAGACGTAGAAACTAAAATAAATGATATAAAAATTGATGATTCTATTGTTCAAGATGTTCTTAAAAATTTACCAGGATGGTTTATAGTTCCTATAGAACAAGCAGCAGAAACTGTATTAAGAAGAATTGGTATAGCAGGTGCAGCTTCGTTAGCTTCTAAATTAATTAAATATGAATTACAAACATTTGCTACTGCAATTGCATCAGGTGGTATAGCTGCTGGTACTTCTGCTTTAACAGTTCCTGAAACAGCACAGGCAATGCTTTTAACTGGTAACTATGATGAATTTAATAAAAGAGTTGATACTTTAGAAGAAGATATGATGGAAAATGCTAAGATTAATGGTGGTATAATGATGGGTATGATTGTACGACTTATGCCTAGCTATTGGCTAGATGAGTGGTTTTTAAAAAGAAACCCAGAATTTAAAAATACCTGGAAAGAAACATTTCCACAAATGGGAGTTACACCTGGATTTAGACATGTAGGTGATACAATAGCTAAAGGATGGAACAATATGTTCCCAAAGGATAAAGATAATGAGTGATTATAAAATAGATTTTGGACCACAAGGTACAACTTTAATACAAGTTGGAGGAGAATATTTCTTAGCTTACACAGACCCAAACACAAGTATGGTATATTATTGGGATTTAACTATGGATGCTTTAGAAAATATTACTAATGCACCTGAACTTGAATTTAACTCAGATGGTACTTTAAAAACAATAATAGAAGGTTTTATTACTTACACTGAAGAAGAATGGAAAGCTTTAGAAGATAGTGGACAAGTATGGAACGCAGGTTCTATTTCCGATATAAATGACAATTCTTTTATTATTCAAGATACAATTGATGCCGTCAGTAAACATTATGATGAGGACCCATGGGCTAAAAGAAGTGATTTTCAATCTTTACTAACAGAATTAATAATTGAAGACTCTGATAACTTTATATCTAATCTTGAAATAGATGATAGATTTTTAACTATTTTGAATGAAGAAGGATATACAAAATCTATGTACAATCAATATCGTTCATATAAAGGTGACAAATTAGGTAAACAACAACTGGTTAAAGAAAATATTAATTCAGTTAAAAATATGTTATTAGGATTAGAAGCATCTTTAGATGACGATACAATTGAATGGGTAGCTAATAAAATGGCTAGTACAGCTTGGAGTTCTAATTATACTTTACAACAATTAACTGGAGCAACTCAAAAAAATTCTCTCTTTGAAGTAGATGATGATTTTAAAAATGTATTAGAAAATGGTGTTGTAACAATGTCTATTGCAGGTCATGATGAAGTTGAAAGTGCATTAGATACATGGTTACCTGAAGAATTACATGCTCCTTATCTAGCTGATATTGATAATTTAGCTGGTAAATTCTTAACAGACCCAAAATGGTATGATAATTTTATTGAAAAATTAAAAAATGAAAGATTTGCATTTAACAATAATTGGGACAAAGAAATTCCTTGGCAAAATATTTATGGTAATGCTGTAGCTTTAGCTGAAAATGAATGGGGTATAGCACCAGAAAAAGGTGATGGTATTATAGACCAAATATTAGTAGAACCTGATGTAGCTAAACGTAAAGAAATACTTAAACTTGCAGGATTAGAACGTGGATATATGGACCCTGCTACAGAATTAGCATCAGCTTTAAGTACTGCTGGTATGACAAATGTAATTAGAACAGATGAATACACTACAGGAAGGAGAAGTTAATGGCATTAGTACAAATGAGAACACCCACTGGGTCATATGCAATGGTAGATTCTGCATTAGTAGAAGATTATAAATCACAAAATTGGGTAGAAACAAGTCAATTAAATGAATTTCAAGGAACAGATGTAGTTAAATATAATGAAGATGGTACTGTAGTTTTATCAGATGGAACAACAGCTGTATGGAATCCTCAAAATGAAGATACTACTTCACCAGTATCTGGAACACAATTTAGTTTAGAAAAAGGATTAGCTACTGCTGAAGCTTTATATCAATATATGGATGATGAAATACTTGAAGACTTTGCAAGAGCATGGGCTAAACACGGAAAAGCAGATATAGCATTAGGAGTTGTACGTAATACATCTAAAGCTTGGGAAAAACAATTTGGATTTTTAAAAAGAAAAGACGGTACATTAATTAAAACAGAAGCAGAAGCTTTAAGTAATATAGCGTCTTATAAATCTACTTTATCTGAATATGGAATAGAAGATACTTCAATGTTTACAAAACAGTTTGAACAAATGATTACTAATGGTACAGCTCCAATTGAATTTGAAGAACGACTTGCTTTAGTTTATAACGAAGTTGTTGATGATATACCAGAAGTTAAAAAATTATTTGCTGATTTATATGGTATAGAAGCTACTGATGATGCTATATTTGGTGCTTTAATTAATAAAGATATTGAAGATGGTGTTTTAGAAAATCAAATTAATACTTTAAAAATACAAGCTCAAGGAACTACAGCAGGATTTAGTACTTCATTTGCTAGAGCTAAAGAATTAAGACTTAGAGGATTAGATTTTAAAACAGCTAGAAGTTTGTATTCAAATGCAAGTTCTACAATAAGTCAAGCTACAAGTATAGGTAGAGATTTAGATATAAATACATTAGAAGAAGCAGCTTTAGGTGACGTTAATCTTACAGAAAGAGTCAACAGATATCTTGCTGAATACGCATCTACACAAGGAGTGACAACAGGAGCTGCTAAAAAAGGTAAACAATTTACTGGACTTATTGAAGAATAGTGTATAATAGATGTATGCGTTGCGTGGTCCGCTAATAGACCTGCAATCAGCTTTCAGAGCCTACGTAGAAAGCTCGTATTAAAACCGTAGAGTAATGGACTTATAGCTTTAAGCTACCAGAGAAATAAGTCAAGTGTTTAAGGTAGCACCCCGGCAAGATGCCTATGGTCTTGTCTGACAGGTTAACACATAGTGGAGGTACAAAATGGAAGAATTTGATGCACCAGAGAACGGTGTAAAACAAATGAGAGAGACTATTGATAGAAAAGATGAATCTATCAAAAAACTTGAGGCAGAACTAGCTTCTTATAAAGATAAGGAAATAGATAATGTCTTTGGTCAGTTAGGATTATCAACTAACAATGGTTTTGGTAAGGCGTTAAAACAAGTGTATGATGGGCCTGTTGATACAGAATCTATCGCACAGTTTGCTAAAGATGAGTATGGTTATGAATCTAGTGGACAAGTACAGGAAATAACACAACCTGCACCTGAAACAGTAGTTCAAGATGATGCTCGTGCTAGAGTAGCTGCACTTGATGCAAATTCACGTTCAGATGTTCCTCTTGATGCTAATGAAGAATTAGTTAATGCTTTAAAAACAGCTTCTACACAAGACTCAATTAAAGCTAAATTAAACTTCATGGAGCAACAAAAACAACAACAAAAATAAGTAAACGAATTTAATACGACAAACTAATACGGAGGTTTATTATGGCAGCAATTACGCTGACAGGTGACACACTTTACTCCCAAAAGATTAACAACTTTTCGGGAGAGCTATTCCGTGTAGGTGGTCAAAGAACTCCTTTCTTATCTGCAACAGGCGGATTAAATGGAGGTAAGGTTTTACAATCTACCTTCTGGCAAATCCAGGCTGCTGACTCACATGTTGTATCTTCAGAACCTAATAAGGTTAATGAAGGTGCTGCACCCTCAGAATATCTCGGAAGAGATAGGTTAGCTGATTTAATTATAGAGAATAAAGGCGATAGACAAATAAATATTTTAGGAAAAACTTTTA